ACAAGCTTATCGCGCAGGAGCTGCAGAGTAGTACTAAGTACTGAAGTAGGGGGAGCCACGAAGGCCTCCGAAGTGCGTAGGTTTGACGGTAGTTAAGGCGTCATCCGAACGGACTGCCGAGCTTCGCAGACTTCCGTTACCGGCGTGGTCCGCATTGCCGTGACCTTATCGCAGACTAACGGCCCGTGGCAAGCTCTTTCGCAAGTGCGAGTATCTGCGCATGGTCCATCTTCTTTAGGTCGCGGGCGGGCGGCTTGCGTGGGCGCAGCCCCTTGCGCGGAATGCCGGTGCCGCGGTGCGCAGCTTCCCGACGCGCAGCTCGTTCGGCTTGCGTGCGTACCTTCGACTCGCTTGCCTGCGTGCGAGCTCGTCGACCTTGCACTGCATAGTACGCGGTCTCCAGGTCGAGAGACGGCGACGCTTCGAGCGCTTGTTGCACTTCAGCCCGTAGCGTGCTGTCAGACTCGAAGTCGGGGTGATTCGACAAGAAGCCTTGATAGGCGTCCTCTGCCGCCATGAGTTCATATTCTTGCTGCATCGGTGCGAGCACGTCTTGCAGACGGCGTGCAACCTCCGCTTCGATACGCGCCGAGACGCTCGCCTCGTTGAACGGGTCGAACTCGCCAAGCTCTTCGGGCGCTTGAATCTTCGACGCGCCGCGCTGCAGGGCTTCGCGCTCTCGCAGTACGTCCTTCCGCTGCGCTGCGAGCTCCTGCGTCTTGCGCGTGTAATCACCCTGCATGGACCGCATAAGGTTCGCAATATCGGGCGGCACGCGGCGCACGGCTTCATCCCATGACAGAGCCGGCCGGCCTTCGACGGCTTCGGGTGCTTCGGATGCTTCGACCTCTGGCGCTTCGACCTGGTCGACTGCTTCGGGTGCTTCGGGTGCGACGGCTTCGACCGCAACGGCTTCGGGTGCTTCGTTCATTGTGTTTGCCCTGGTTGTCTACTTTGCGAGATAAAGCGGCGTCCCCTGCGTTCCGTACCAACCGGGGTTGTAGCCCGGCCCAAGACGGAACTGTATCGGGGTGCCGAAGAACGTTTCTCCGAGTTCAAGGGTAGACGTGCCTTTGATTCGGGAAACGATGAAAGTACGCCAGCCCGGCAGCATGCCGGTAGCCGTCGCGCTTCGGGGGTCGACGTATAAGTGTAGGTAGGTCGTTCCGTTGCTGCCTTTCCACAACGCGTGTGGGTTGCCGACGCGGATACCCGCCCGACCAGGCGTGCCGGCCGGCTGCCACTTGTCTTCGTAATAAAACGAAACGGGCTGCCGGCGGGTGATTGCTTGCGCAAGGTTGCCCGACTCGCCAATACCTTCGATCGTCCGATAGTACGCTTGCTTGCGCGTTGTCGGTATGATCGTCGACGCACGTTGCCGGAAGCCGAAGGCCTCCTTGATGCGCATGGCGAGCGATTTAATGGGCATGAGTTACCGCCGCATACGTTGCGAGAAGTCGAACTCTTCTTCTTCTTCGATGACGTCGACGCCTGGCGCAGTCACTTCGACTTCGACCTGCGTCTCGGTCATCGGCTCGTCGGGCGCTTCGAGGAACGCTGCAAAGTCGGCATCGTTTGCGAGCTGCGTCAAGGCTGCAGTCGTGCGGGTCAACGATGCTTCGTCGCGCATTTCTTCGAGCCGAATCGGCAGCGGTTGCCCGTAGTCTTCGGCAGCGGTCGACACCATTGCAAGGAAGCGCACAAGGTCGGGGTCGAGTGCTTCGACTGGTCCCGTGTACGTTTCGGGCTCGACAGCCATGTCGAACAACGCAAGCACTTCGGCCAAAGCCTTGGCGAGCGCGTCGACGACCTTGCCGTTGTACGGCTTCATCGGCGGCGGAATGATGCCCATGAGAGCATCGCCCATGAGCGCGTCGGAATCGGCGGCAGCATCGGCAAGCGCCATGTCGGGAACGGAAGGGCCGGGGTCGAAGGGCATAGCTACTCCACAATAGCAAGAGGGGGCGGCGCACCTTCAAGCGCTTGCGCGCCGGGTGCTTCGGGTGCGATAGGTTCGGCGGGTTGCGGTGCGACTTCCCCGAGCTCTTCGGGAAGCTGAAAGGTGCGCACGACTTCAGACAAAAGAGACGCGCCTTGCGTGCCGAGCTGCAACAACAACGGTGCGAGCTCGACAAGGCTTTGTCGCTTCGCCATGTCGCCGGCCGGGGTCGAACCCGCGTCGACAGCCCAATACTTGAAGTCGCCCGTGAGGTCGTCGGCCGAAAGCATGGTCGGGCCTACCGGGTTGGGTAGTGCGAGCGGCTCGGCTTCGTCGCCAAGGATGACCGAGAGCATGATGTTGTATGTGCGTGCGATCGATGTGATGACGCTGTCGCGCTGCCTTGCCATTCTGCCGAGCTCGCTTGACGTGTACGACTGCAGAAGGTTCGCCTCTGTCGCGGTCGTTCGGGATACTTCGCCACGGGTAAACGGGGCGAGCAGGCCGGCCTCTCGAATGTCGTTTTCGACCGTCTGCGCGTACAGCGTAATGTCGGCCGGAATGGGCGCCTGCGGTGCCGATATGATGTTCCCTTCGAGCGGCATGCCGGGCTGTACGTCGACCTCGATGACTTCGCCGTCCTTGCCTGCTGCGAGCTTTGCGATTGCGCTCTCGTCCATGAAGCCCGCACGCATGAGCCACTGCCGCGCCATGCGGCGAACGCCTTGCGCCTGATAGGTACGCATGACGTTCAGTTCGCGAAACTGGTCATACGACCGGTCGACAAGGCTGTACCCGCGCAACGGCACGCCGGGGTCACGACTGAAGTACAGCGGCACAATCGGCACGACAGGACGACCCGACGCGCTCTTGTACGGGATGCCGGTCTTCTCGTGCTCGAAGTCTGGGTCGGGTACCTCTTCGCCTTCGGTGACGTCGGGGTCAAGCGCTCCGACTTGTACCGTGACGCCTTCGAAAACGAACTCGGTACCGCTCTCGTAGTCCGGCGACCAGACGAGCAGTGCGTCGTCAACCAGGTCGTACAGCTCGACAACGCGTACCCATTTGCCAAGCTCGGTATCGTCGTTGTTGTCGCCTGGCGATGTCGTGCGCCGCGTGTCAATCCAACGCGAATACGCCCGCGGCGTAAAGTCTTCGGGCGCCTTGTCGAAGCGTGCGGCAGCTTCGTCGAGCGGCAGCAGGTAGCTATGTCCGACGTAGCGCTGATGTTCCCAAGAGCCCGAAGTGTCGTCGACGATGACTTGCCACGGTTCGAGCGCCGACGAAGCCACGCGTTTTAGCGGGTCGACCGACTCTACCGGTGCGAGCTTGACGAAGGCGCAAGGGTAGATGAGCGCAAGCCGTGTCGCGTCTTCGACGACGTTGCGCACGTTGAGAAGGTACTGGTTCGCAGTCGCGGCAGCGACTTCGGGGTTGCCTCTGTCTCTCAGGTCCGGTTGCACGAAGACGGCCGGGTTCCGCGCGTACAAACTGCCGAGGTAGCTCTCGACCACGGCGTACGCCTTCGGCACTTCGGTTCGCAAGATACCGTCGTTCGCGTCATACTCTCGGTCGGACCAGAACCGCGTGAAGTACATAGAACGCAGCTCGCGCATACGCGGGCGCTTGTCATTCCAATAGTCGTCATGTGCGGCGACGATTTCTTGTGCGTGCTCCGGTGTCAACATGAGACCTCAAAAGGGTAGCGAGCTTGCCCGCAAACGCCGCGCACGGCTTCGGGCTATTAGGTCATCCATACGGGTTCGTTGGCTCTGTAACGCGAGTGTGCGCCACGTGGATGGTATGTCGCGCAAGCACCGATATGCAAGCGCTATCGCTATGGCGGCGTCATCGTGTGCGCCCTTCGGCGCTTCGGGTGCAACCTTGCCCGGCGGTACTGTCAGCGCTCGCAGCTCAATCCAGGTTGCGCGGTCCATAACCTGGACTTGTTGCATTGCTTCGCGCAGCGTGTCGAAGGCTTCGAGCTTCGACTGCAGGGTCGTCGTCCACGGCTTGCCTTGCGGGCTTCGCCATTGCTGACGATAGCCGCACGTGTTCATCTCCAAGAGCAGCGCGTGCCCGTGGTTGTTGCTCTCGGCAAGCACGAGCGCGTTGTTGTACCGCGTCGCGACCTGGATGACCGTGTGCGCCCATTTCGACGGGGTTGCCCGGTTGTCCCTCTGGGCAAACACGGGTTGTCTGGTTGCGACCGAGATGACGCACAACGCCGAGTAATCGCCGCCGACACCGCCGCCGACATCGACCCCGATGACGTACCGGTCGTGCGGGTGTGGTCCTTCAATCTCTCGACCGCCCGAGACGCCGACCGCAGTATGGTCGATGACGTGCACGTCTTGCAACAAGGCGTCGTCGAACCAACCGCCCTCACGGTTTAGGAAGCAGTCGTCCAGCGTCGCAGGGTATTCGCGCTTAAATTTGTACGGCCCGAGCTGCGCTTGGTATCGACGCCTCCATGAGACTTGACCGGGCGTCAACCCGTAGCGCTTGACCTGGTCGGCTTCGTCTTCGTTGACTTCGAAGTCATCGGCAACGGTGTCGCAGTACGGCGGGTGCTCGTGCCACCAATGCGTCAACACGTGAAAGCCGTTTTCGGGTGCGCCTGCGATGAGTCGGGAGAAGGTATCGCCGGGGTTGTTTGCCGTGCTCTCGATCATCAACAGCCCGTCACCGACTGCCGCGAGCGCTTGCGCTAAGAGCTCGTCTTGGTCGGGCGCGAAGGCGAACTCGGATAGCAGCACGGCAACGGGCGCGAAGCTGCGCAACCCGGTCTGACTGCGAGACGTGAAGGCCTTCAGACTTGCCCCGGTGTCAGCGAAGCGGAGCTCACCCTTTGCTCTGGTGTCGAGCTCGCGTTGCAGCACGGCAGGCGGGTGCCGCAACCATCGGCGGTGGTCGTCAAGCAAAGCCGTCGCACTCTCAGCCCGAAGCGAGACAAGCGCGTGCATGCTCTCGGTCTCGGTTGCCGTCCATTTCTGGTGAAGGACGAACTTGCACGCCGTCGTCGCTGCGACTTGGCGTGCCTTAATGACGAGGATTCGATTGTGCCCGGCTTCGACCGCGTCGAATATCTTGCGCTGCATAGGCAACGGGTCGAAGGGTATCTCGGCTTTGCTGTCCTTGTGCTGGACGCGGTGCACACGGCAGAAGGTCGACGGCCGCCCGACGAGCTCGGCAACGTCGTCTCGAAGTTCGGCCGGTACGCTGTTGGGAACGAAGGTCATCATCTAAACACCTTGACCCAGCGCGACTTGACGCAGGCGAGCTCTGTCTGTCTGGGTCGCAGCTCTCGACCCCACTGCCCCCCCCCTGTCTCGCCTGCGTAAGTCCAGCCCGCACCGCGAAGCGAAGCGCCGCCCTCTTGCGGTAGCGTGTATGTCTGGATGGCTGCGAAGCCCATCTCGCGCGCAACGCGAGCGCACGCACCTAAGAGCTTCGAACAGCCATTCGATACGCCGTCGGTTGCAACGCGCGACACTTCGCACACGGTGGAAAAATCAACCATGCGCGCAACGGGTCGGCCGACGATCGCGCAGCCCCTTAGCTCGCCTTCCTTGTCTCGAATGCCGATCGCAAAGCGACACCCGCGCACCGGTTTATGGTTGCGGTGTAGTGCGTCAACGACGGCGTTTGCTTGTCGTAGTGTTAGCGGTACGATTCTCAACACGGCTTGCCCTCCGTGGTTCAGCTATCCGCTACAAGTTGTAGCACGTTCCGCAGCTCCTCTATTTCCGGCGCTTCCAACGACACGACCTGGCGTGCCCGTGCGACGTCGAGCACGCGCCACGCTGCGTCGAGCTGCGCTTTGTTCGGCCGCTTCGTCCCTCGAAGTACGCCTTCGAGTAGCCCGAGTGCGTCGGGCGCGAGCTTCGCAAGCGCAAGTTCGATCGTGTCAGGGGTCATTGTTTCGAGCTCGGCCATGGTCAATCCCGGTTGAATCGTCGAGAACGCGCTATTCATCACACGTGCACTGTCATTATACCGTAATGGTGCACCTTTTCAACGAGGCAGTGCAACCTAAAACCGTGTTGAGTGAAGTTAGAATTTACCCACTGAGTATTTCAAACTGTCAGAGGGGCTTGCACTGTCTCGTTGAGAGTGACCAGTATCACGTTGCTTTTACAGTGACCGTGTGATGAATAGCGCATTCTCGACTACAGGTACCGTAAATGCCGCGGGGATGGGGGTTCTCACCAATGACACAACTGTGACCGAACTATGACACACCTGACACTACACCATCCCGCCACAATGGATTACAGTACAAATGTACAAAGGAGCAAACAATGAACACATCTCGCGCCGGTCTTCTACAGTTTCTTTCGATCCGTGGCGTAAAGCAAGGCAGTCCGATTGCTGTCATCTCAGATGAAGCCGCTGAGTATTATTGGCGTGCTCTTCGTTGGCAAGGCTCTACAGAGGCAAGCGTCGACGGTGAACTTGCGGACTGGTGCCGGCAAGCTGGCGCGCGTTTCGCGCAAGGTTGGGCACAATGAACACGCACACCGAAGACGCACTCGGCGCAATCATCATCTTCGCCTGCATTTACCTGGCGATGTTCCTGTGACCGACGCGCACTGCCGAGCCGATGACTTCCGGCGCAAGCTCGTCGGCCTGGTCGGTCGTGCAAGCGCTCGGCAATACGCCGTCGACCCGTGCGAGCTCGCGGGCTTCGTCCAGCTACTCAATCGAAACACCGGCCGCATTCTGTGGCTTCGTGTGAAGGGCCGCCCGGTGTTCCGCTGGACGTGCCCGACTGCATACGCCGTTGCCCGTTTGGCATGTTCGCCCGACGAGCTGCGACAGCTACGCACCGAAGCGCTTGCGCTTCACTAAACCAACAAGGGCAAACCATGAAGAACACCGAAGAGTTCATCGTCGACCAGATCGTACAAAGCCACGCCGAGCTCTGGCGACAAGTCGACCGGCTTGACTATGCAATCGTGCAAGCCATGAAGGCCGTAAGGCATGTCGACCACGACGCGCCACGGGTGCAAGTGCCGGCACTGATTGAAGCGGCACTGCAGCCCATTGTCGACGCCGTTGTATCAAACACGGTTGACGACCTGTCACGACTCAAACGACTGTCGGACGCTGCAAAGCTCCGACTGAAGGATATCTGATGCAGCTCCGACCTATTTTCTCTGAAGAGTTCGGCCGCGATGTCCGACTCGCTGCCGCCCGCGCAAAGCTGTCGACGACCGAGTATCTACACAAGGTTGTGCACCCGCTCGTGCAAGACGACCTGCGACGGCGACAACAAGCCGACGGACTCATCGAAGCAATCAACGCGACGCTCGAGGACGGCGTACCGTTGACCCGACCTTGATTACCGCCCGGCGGGTCATCCACACTTTCACACCCGACACGGTTGGAAATGTGACCCGTCGGGCATCTCTTCGGATTGACAATGAGCATTGACGCACGCGTGCGTCGGGTTTGGCCCGACCCGCCCGAAGGCCTGCAGTATGTGCGGCAGACCTTGACAGGGGGCGACTACATATCGACGGGGTTGTTTCGCACCGGCACCGTCGACGCGAAAGGCCGCGGCCGAACGTTCGACCAGTGCGAGCGGGTCACGTCGCTGTTCTTCGACCTGGACTTGCTCGGCCTCTATGATGCCGTGCGCATGTCCCGCGGTCGTGTACTCGAAGCCCGTGCGCAAGACCGCAAACGCCGCATGTATCGGCTTGACGATACCGCCCGGCAAGCGTTGCTCGACCTCATGCTGCGCGACTTCGTGCCCGTGCTCGAAGCGGTCATCGGCGCGCCGCCGTCGCTCGTCATTATGTCGGGGTGGGGCTTTCATGTGCACTACGCAGTCGACGCCGAGCTCGGTGCCGAGAAGGTCGCACTTCGCGCAGCTCATTCGGCCGTGGTCGACTCGGTCAATATGCAGGTCGCGGAGCTCGCGAACGGGATGCAACCCCCGCTGACTTCGTACACGTCCGCTTTCGACCGCACGCACGACGTCGGTGCGAGGCTATGCCGCCTGCCCGGCTCGACGAATCGCAAAGCAAGCGGCCGACACTACGACGTCGAAGTGCTGCACGCCGCCGATACCGTACTGACCCGTGCCGACCTGGTCCGACTTCAGGATGACTTGTCGCTATCGGTCGACGAAGCTGCCGACGTCGACCCGGTAGACATCGCGCCGAAGGTGCGCAAGCCGCGACAGTCGCGCAAGGTCGAAGTCGACTTTCGTATGCAACGACAGCCCGACGGGCGGACGTGGCAAGCAATCGTCGAAGGTCTCGGCCTCGGTGAACGCTTGAAGGTCGTTTGTCCCTTCGGCGGCAATAGCATCGGGTCGGGTTTCTTCGCCCGAGAGCCCGACGGCCGGACGCGGTACTACAGCGCACCGGGCGCGTGCACCTATTGGAACACCTACAAAGCGCCCGCGGCTTCAGGTCTTGCCGACCTCGTACGCAAGCCGCCAAAGCGCAAGGGCGAGCGGGGCGACATCGCGAACACGGTTAGCAACCTTGTTGCGATGCTCGGCCACGATACCACGTTCGACTTTTGGTATGACTCGTTCGCAGAACGCGAAATGAACGGCGGCGAAGCGGTCGACGATACGACCTGGATTGAAATACTGGCGCACATGGAAGGGGCATACGGTTGGTATTGGCGGATCGGTCGCGAGAAGCTGTACGGCGTAGTCGAATACGTCGCGCGACAGACGAGCCGAAACCCCGTCATTGACTATATCGACGGGCTGCAATGGGACGGCCGGCACCGGCTCGACTCGCTCTTCGTCGACGTGCTTGGCTGCGAAGACCGGCCCGTCTTCCGCGCCTATGCGCGACGCTTCCTTGTCTCCTTGTGCGCTCGTCTGTACGAGCCCGGCTGCAAGGTCGACACCGTGCTGACGCTGCAAGGTCGACAAGGCATCGGCAAGTCGCGGTTCTTTCGGTCGCTCGTCGCCTTCGACGGCTTCGCGGGCGAGCTCTTCAGCGATACCCGCCTGAACTTGAAGGATAAGGATTCCATGCTTCAGCTCTACGCGGCTTGGCTGTACGAGGACTCGGAGCTTAGTTCTGCCGGAAACGCCGACCAGGAGACTCGAAAGGCCTTCATTGCTTCAGCCGTCGACAGACTGCGACCGCCGTTCGGGCGCAAGGTCCGCACGTACCGTCGGCACACTGTCATTGTAGCTTCGACCAATGAGCGAGATTTCCTCAGAGACAAAACAGGAGATCGCCGGTACTGGGTGGTGCCGTGCGCAAACAAGGTCTTTGACCTCGCGTACATTGACAAGCACCGCGCGCAGCTCTTCGCGGAAGCCCGCGAGCTCTACCGCGCTGGCGAGCAATGGTGGCTCACTGCGCAAGAGGACAGTTTGAGGCGTCAATCGAATGCCGCGTATCGTTATCTCGACTGGTACACGCAGTGCGCAATGACTGCGTACACCAACAACGGCGGCGGAGCTAACAACCGCTTCACGTGCGGCGAGTTCGCCGCGGCAATCGGGAAGGACGTCAACCCGCAAGGGCGCGGCATTACCTTGTCGGCAGCGCTGCAGCGGGCGGGCTTCGTGAAGATGCGAAGCAACGGGGTCACCTACTACCTGAAGGACGAGACGCAAGCGCACATCGGCAACGGTCTCGACAGCATCGACACACTTTCGCGTGCTCCAAAGGGGCGCGTTCTTCGCGAAGTCTGGTCGCAAGCCTGACTCGCACATCACAACAAGGGCAAACAATGGACACCAAAGATAAAATGCAAGTGCAGCTGCAAGCCGCACTCGTCAAGGCGCAGAGCGAAATGGGCGCGGTCTTCAAGGACTCAACCAACCCGCACTACCGCAGCAAGTACGCGAGCCTACCGGCCGTGCTGCATGTGGTCATCCCGGCGCTCAACCGCAACGGCATCGCCTTCTCGCAGTCGCCCGACTACGACCCCGATACCGCGTGCGTCGTGCTGACGACGTCGATTGCCCATAGCGGCGGCGGCGTCTATGAGACCGTCACCCGCGCGCCGATCGGCCGGAAGGTAGACATACAGTCATTCGGCTCGGCCGTCACCTACCTGCGACGGTACGCTGCGCAAAGCCTGCTCGGCATCTCGGTCGAAGACGACGACGGCAACGCCGCCGCCCGTCGTAGGGCGCCCGCCGATGTTCCGCCGTGGTCGACCCGCATTGCCCGGCAGCTTCAGTCGTCGGGCCTTACCGCTGCCGACTTCAACACGTGGGCCGCGGGCGCCGGCAAGCCCTTGCTTGGAGACATGACCGACGCGCAGAAGGCAAACGTGTACGCCTGGCTCGACCAAAACAAAGGCGGTGATGTCATCCGTGCGGCAGTCGGCGGTGAGCAATGACCGCGCCCGGCTTGCCGTCGCCCGACGAGCTCTACCGGTTTCTTTCCGACAATCCCGGCTCGAAGCTGCGCGACTTGATCGATGCTTTTGCGCCCGCACACGTTGACACCGCGTCGGGTACTGCATTCTATTGGGGCATTCGTGACTACGTGAGGCGTTCGGGCGTCGCAGAATGCCGCGGCCGACGCTGGTATGTGATTGAGCACGCGCCCGACGACCCGCTGCCGCCGCCGGCGATGGAACCGAGCGAGCTCGCAAGGCACGCGCTGGACGTGAAGCGGCGTATCGGAGCGCAGAAACACTTGACCGCGAACTTCGCAAACGGCGTCGCGAAGAGCATTAACCGAGCGCTCGACGAAATCAGCACGGCCGCAAGCGAGTACAACCAGAAGATGCGACAGGTAGAGCACGAGCTGCAGAACATCGCGAACGAGCTGCAGCTCTCGAAGGTGGCGCCGTGATTGTGCTTGGCATTGACCCCGGCCCGGTGACGCATGGCGCGGTCGTGTATGACAGCGTCGAGCGTCGGGTTGTCTGGTCGGACAAGGCTGCGACACAAGACCAGGTCGAAGCCGTCGCGCTCGAATACGGTTGGGAACGGTTGCGAGTCGTAATGGAACGACCCGCGGCTATGGGCGCAATCGGTTCGGGCGTTGTCGGCCACATGCTCGATACCGCATGGGAAGCCGGCGCGATGTCCGAAGGCCTAAGCCTTCACGGCTACGTCGTGTGCACCATGACGCGTCGCGAAGTGCTGCGACATCTCGGCGTGCTGTCCGGCAAGGGCTCGTCAGACGCCCGCGTGCGGGCTGCCTGCATTGCCGACCACGAGACACCCGGCGGTTCTCCTGCAGTCGGGCGCAAAGCTTCACCTGGCCCGTTGTACGGCCTTTCCTCTCACTCTTGGCAAGCGCTTGGCCTCGTACTTGCTTGGCTGAATTTTCAAACAAAGGGCAACGAACAATGAACTCGAATCATATGACCGACGCCGAATACCACGCGCACCCGGCAATGAACTATTCGCGCTTGAAGCACCTGCGCGACTCGCCGGCACACTTCCGCAACGCTTGCGACAATCCGAAGCCGCCGTCGACTTCGATGTCGTTCGGGTCTCTCGTGCACTGTCTCGTACTGGAGCCCGACCAGTTCGGGCAACGATACGAGGTGACGACCGAGACGAACAAAAGATTGAAGGCGTACAAGGTCGCGAAGGCTGACGCCGAAGAACGCGGGCTCGAGCTGGTTACCGACCTGGATTTGAGCAATGCACACCGCGCCGCGGGTAATGTCCTGGCGCACCCGTGGGTATCGGAGCTCATGGCTGACCCGCGCACGCTCGTCGAGCATATGCACTTCTGGGAACACGACGAGCTCGGCCCGTGCCGCATGAAGGTCGATCTCGCGCGCCTGGTTCCGAATGGCCTCATGGGCTGCGACCTGAAGACCACGAAGTCGACAAACCCGTACAGCTTCAAGCGTGACGCGCGCATGTACGGCTACGCTCTGCAGGCTGCGCATTACCTGTACGGCCTTGCCGACCTCTTCGGCGTACAGTTCGGCAACGTCGCGCTCGACTGGCGTATCATTGCCGTCGAGAGCGTCGCGCCGTTCGACGTCACTGTTTTCGAACTGTCCGACGAGACAATCGAAGAGGCGATGCAAGAGCACGACACGCTTGCACGCTTGCACCGTATCTGTGTCGAAGACAACCACTGGCCCGGCCGCAATCCGCACGCCGAGCTTGACCTTACTTGGAGGGCATGAAATGGGAACCGCAAACCTCACACTCGTCGCGCGACTGGCGCGCGATCCCGAGCTGCGCACGACGTCGAACGGAAAGAGCGTCGCGAGCTTGACGCTACCGGTTGACACCGGCTTTGGAGACAACAAGACCACCACATGGTGGACGGCTACACTTTGGGGCAAACGTGCCGAAGCTGCCGCGAACTATCTGCGGAAAGGCTCGTGGGTCTCGGTCTCCGGCCCGGCACGCATTCGCCAGTACGACAAGCGCGACGGCTCTGCCGGATTCAGTGCGGAAGTCGACGCGAGCTCGTGGGAGTTCGTCGGCAACAAGAGCGACAACGAAGCGCCTGCGGCTTCGAGTAGCAACGGCAGACAACGGCACGCCATGTCGGGAGACATGAAGGACCTGCCGTTTTAGTAGCCCGACGGCTTCTTCCGGCCGGCCTTCGGGCCGGTCTTTTGCTTCTTGGCCTTCGAGAATGCAATCGCCGCGGCTTGCCGCTTCGGCTTGCCTTCCTTGACGAGCTTCGCGATATTGCTGCTAATGGCCTTCTTGGACTTGCCTGGCTTCAATGGCATGGCTTCACCCTTCGACCTGGTCAAGCGCTTCCTTGACGCCTTCGAGCACTTCTTCTCGCCCGTCAAGGATTGCGTCAACGACGTAGCCGATTGCGATGTCGCTGATTCGTTCCCAGATGGGGTTCCGCGGCGCAATCAACAAGTCGAGCACGGTAATGATTGCCGCCTTGTTGCCCATGGCGAGAGACTTGCCGAGCTTTCGCCATTGCTCGCGGCGTTCTTCGCGTCGTTCGATTCGTGACATATCAACCCCTCGGTAGTTCGTAGTGTGCACCGTCATAAAATGAGAAGGTGCCGCCCCAGACAATCGGTATCGCGAGCTCGTCGGCAATGCGCTCGACGTGTGCGGCAAGGGCGTCGAACTTGCCTTTGTCATCCCACAACACATTCCCGCGGGCGTCACACGGCCCGACGTCGACGGCTTCGGACGGGAAGCTATTGTGCCGGCTCTGGCCGGGCTTCGCGTTCGTCACCTTTGGGCCGGGCGTCGTGCGCCCCTTCGCGTACAGCTCGGCTTGGCGCTCGTTGCTTCGGTGTCCCTCAATGACCGTCAAGTCAAACGGGCAACGGTCGTCGTGTAGCGCTGTCGTCATCAGCTCGACGATGCGCGGGTCGCAGCTATTGAGACGCTGCAAGCTTCGAGAGCCCCACTCGTATCCGCTTGCCATGCCTACCCCTTCACGATGTCCGATACTGGCTTGTCCGACCAGAGCTTGCAGCTCCAATACTTCGCCTTGTTCGGTGGTCCTGGATTGCTGCAGCCGTGGCGCTTGCGAAAGTTCTTTCTCCGCTTCGGGTCGTCGCGCTTGATTGTCATGTTCGCGTCCCCGAAGCGCACGGTGTAGGGCTTTCCGTCGTGCTCGCCTGTCGCGACGAACTTGTGCCGCCCGTGACCGGGCTCGTTTTTCCTTATGCGTCGGACGCCCACTTTTACGCATCCTTCGAGAGCGCTTCAATGCGGCCGTACAACCCGCCAACCTTGCGCTCGATTCGATCAGACTGTTCGCGGCACTCTCTCATTGAAGAGAGCCACGCTTCGCGGTCTTGTCCGTGCTCGTCTATAAGCCTATCAACCTGCGCTAAATGGCTGTCTACCCATCTTGTGCACGCCGGGATGATAGTATTCTGTAGAAAGCGCCAAAGGGCCAGCCCGATAGTAAGGAGGAGCAATAGCGAGCTCGTCGGGCCGGTCGCCAAAGTCAAAAGCGTCGTCTCGTCCATTAGAGCGCAGCCCATTGCGCAACGGCTGCAGTGATGCCGAGCGCGTCAAGGTGTGATTTTAGTACGGGCGAGCTCGACCCGGCGTCGATTCGGGCTTTGATTTCGGCCCGTATGGTCGCGACGGTTGCGATGCTTTCCGCCATGGTCACAAAGGCGACCTCGTCGCCCGCTGCCGCGACGGTCTGCATGGTAGCGGTCGCAGTAGGTCCCCACGCTTCGACGTGTGCGAGCGTGCCGCCCTGGTCGTCGTATGCGACTTCGACGAGCTTGATCGATTGACTCATTCGAACCTCTGCACAAGGAGACGAGTTAGCGTTG